ATAGGCCATTATTTAAGTTGTGAGTTACAGGCATATTTTCCTGCATCTCTTCAGTATGATGTAAAAGAGAACCTTCTACTTCTAGAATCTGATTGTGAAATGTATTAATTTCTTCCCATATCAAACCCCTATTTTGGTGCACATGATAAAGCAAGTCAACAGGAGAAGTGTTGAGGAGATGCTTAAAATCAATATGGGGAGAGAGGAGGGTACTCATAAATTCAAAGATACGGTGTTTTAAGGATAAGATTTCATGACCTCAGACTTAACTGCAAATAACTCTACAGCCTCTGTATCTATGTTAGTAAGAGTGAACACACCATAGTGCCCAAGGATACCATGAGACTCCGCTACAAGGTTTTTAAGAGACATGACGTAGTTCACATCTAAGGTGGGTAAAGTACCTAATGCTGTGTTTTGCTGTACTACTATAGTATTTGTCCCCAAAGGAATATCCACATTAATAGATGTAATTTCACCTAGGTATACAGGAGTAAGGACAGCCGGGGGCGTTACAGGCTCTCCATAGTAGATACTGTCTCCTATACTAGGTATACTTCCAATAGGTCGAGTTAAAGGGAAAGTGAAGGTGACAACCGTTCCTACCGCTACAGCAGTTACGCTATTCCCGATACCATTAGCCGAGCGTAGTGGGAACTCTTGTGAAGGAGAGGCGGGTGTAGTGCCTTGGTTTCTCAGGAAAGCAAACCAATCGGATTCTTTTTCCACAAAGAAAGGCGCATCAATAAATCCTGTAGTCTGCAGCTCACTAACAAAAGTAGCGGCCCAAGCGTGGTCTCCTTCTAAAGATAAGGTCTTAAAGAGTTTATTCACTACAGGCTCTTGATTGAAAACACTTTGTAGGGTAGAATTATATTGAGCCTCGTAGTAATTATTCCTTGTCTCGTTAGTGTTATGTCTCCATAGATTGCCTCCTGAAAAAGAATAGAAGTATTGATTCATACCCTGCATCCACTCAGGGACATAGGAATAGAAAGAAGGCCATCCTTGTGCGGGAGGGCTGAAAGTTAGAGTATAGTTATCTTTAGTTACTGACATATCTTTTTATTATGGGCATAGTGTAACAGATGTGATTATACCATTTGAATCTACTATTATTGTCCATTTTGAAGTACCGCTATTAGCAATAACTCCGTAAGTTCCCGCAACAAATTTGTTTAATGCGTTTTCATCGGCAAATGCCCAATCATGAACTACGGGTACAAAAGCAGCGCCTGAAACTTTACCTAAGTACAAAAAGTTTTCGAAAGGCCCTGCCTTATTACAGGGGTCTAAAGGGTCTTTTATAGTACAAGACAAAGAATTTAATAATACGGGACAAAATAACTGCAAACGCCAAGACTCTGCCGGAGCCTCATCAAGAATAGTAGCAACCTCTACGGAAAGTGTTGAAACATTTAAAGTGGTACGAGGTATATAAGCAATGCACTCATCAGGAGATGCTGATGATGTCAAAGTTGTTGAAGCATCAGATGCAATAACATTAGTCGTATCTCCATTTGCAGAAAAGGCACCCCCTGAGTACTCATATTCAGCGACTAATGCGTGAGGACTATCTGACTCTAAAGTTCCTATATTAAGACTATTTCCCATATACGTGAAGCCATTAGTTAATGAAGTTTGATGGTATCCATCTATCTCAGAACTAAATTCATTATAAACTGCATTATTATAATTCACTCTTATCCCATCAGGGACATTGTTTGGGGAAAATACAACTTTTATAGCACCTAAAACAGTTCCTAATTCCATAGGGATAATATATACAGCCGGGTAAATAGTTCCACCAATTATTTCTAGATTAGTGCAGTCAGGCACGGACGGACAAAGGGTAGCGGCAGAAATTATCCCGTTAGCATCGACATCGACAATCCATTTATCTAAACTTCCATCTTCTACTAGATATTGTCCGGAAGATTTTTTTGATAAAGAAGCGTTGTCGGCAAATGCCCAATCGTAAACCACAGGTTTATCAACATCTCCTGAAACCTTACCTAAGTACATCGTTTCATCTAATGGGCTTATTGTAGTACAGTCTACTGCCCCCTTTGGAGTCGTACAATTCAATCCTAAAAGAAAAGTAGGGCATCCTACAGATAAATTCCAACTAGGGGTAGCTTGACCTGTGATAACCTGAGCTACTTCCATATTGATAATCGAAGGTCCACTTAGAGTTTTTGGGATATAAGCAATACACTCATCAGGACTTTGGCCTGATGTAGTAGAGAGATATGTAACATATATATCAATTACAGTTCCATTATTATTAAACGCTCCATTATAATAATCCCATTCATTTGTACCTGATATAGTAAGCGGAAGAGTAGGGTCATAAGTAGCATCACCCATATATGTCAACCCGTTATTTACTGTAGTTTGATGGTATCCATCTATCTCAGAACTAAATTCATTAAAGACAGCGTTATTATAAATCGCTCGTATCCCTTGAGGTTTAAGCTTGGGGTCAAAAGTCACCTTTACCGCTCCCTGTGACGTGCCTAACTCTACAGGGATAGAATATAATCCATACCCCGCAAGACCGTCAACGACATCTGAACCACAGGGGTTAGCACATGACGGACATGAAGCTTTAGGGAGAAGGACACAGTTTAGTAACTGACGCACTACCCCCTCTTGGCTATACCACCCATCAGGGGCACAGGTAGTAAACGCAGGGTCAGTAAAGATGCCCGTTGACGTTACTAGGTTAGGCCCGTTTAAGTAAAAACTTCCGATAGTTCCCATTAGATATGATTAATTAGCAATTGCATGCTGTTATTGTAAAATTAACTCCTGTTGTTGGTCCTGAAACAATAACTATATTTCCCTCCGAGCAAATTGTAATACTGCTATTAGCCCCTAGAGTAATACTTGTCTTTGCGTCATCACAAGCTGTATATTGTAAAACTACTTGAGAAGATGTAGTATTAGTTACTAACCACTCTGTACACTCACCGACCACGCATTCACATACACAACATGCGTCTTCTGCACTTATAGCGCTGCTACATAAATCTACTCCCGTAGGCGTTGAGTAGTTCCAAACAAGATAGAGATACTCCTCATCAATTGTTGCGGGCATAGAGAAGCTAGCCGAGAAAGTAGGCGTAGTTCCCGTAGGGGCAAGAGTCACAATAGCCGGGTCAGCAAGTAAGCCTGCAATACCTACTGCAGTATTTGCATATTCAGTAGTGCTATTTAGCCATAAAAACTTATCTGTAGCTACGTTTAAATCGTAATCATCTGTCGATTGCTTATCCGAAATCATATATACTGTAGCTCCCTCAGCCGGGATAATTCCCGCACCCTGAGGTCCTGTTATCTCAGAATATTGAGAGACTACATTAGCATCTGTAGAAGTTAAAAATGAAACTTGATTCGAGTGGGTAGGAGAAGAAAATTGCCCATCTATCCAACGATATTGATTATGAATTGATTTACCTTCATCAGAATTATTCGTTAGAGTAACTAAAACAATATTAATGGTATCTGATACGGGACACGCTACTGAAAAGGTTACAGAAGCAGTATCGGATGATGAAGGAACGGAGAGTACAATATCCAACTGCTCTTCTGAAACAGAGTCTTTTGCAATCGTTAAAGTACCTGCGGATGTAATAGCTCCACTAGAAGTCGGGGTGCCGTTATATGTCGTAGTAAAAGAGAAAGTGTCAGATGGAGTAAGCCAAGAGATTATTACATCTCCTACCGTTCCTCCAAGGTTATAACACACACTTATGTCTTTACCTTGTATAGAATACATTTGAGTTACTCCACACTTTATACATGAAATTTCTTCAGGTATAGTAGTAAGGTTATTTCCAAGAACATACTCATTCATATATGGGTCATACCCCCCAAGCTTTTGAGACGTAAAGTTTGAGATAAACATATCCCTAAACCAACTTCTCATACCTGCTTCGGATACTACTACAAGAGATTCAGAAGGTCCACTTCCTGTGAGTTGTATAACAGCTCCTCTCTTCGCATCAGTAAAGTATTTAGACGGCCCCCATTGAGCAAAACTTTCAGGGTTGTTGCTAATTCCAAACTCTTCTGCTCTAGCTATCTGTGTACCTAAAATCTCAGGTATAGAAGCTACTACCCCTCCTCCTACAGAATCTGAGATAAGGTTCTTACTCGCAAGGACATACGATATCTTATCCTCTTGAAGGACAAGGATATTGGTGTCTTGAGCGAACATCTTCTCGATAGGACCGAAAGACTCTTCTAAAGGTTTATAGTTAGCGAGACCAAGATTAAACTCATTTAACTTATTTAAGTTAAACTCATTATTAAAGACCCCACTGTATGTCATATCAGCATATCGGTCTGCTCTTTTGAAATCTTGAGCGGCTACCGTAGTAACTCTATTCCCAAGAGCGAGAGCTCGCCCTGACATGGAGTCACGAATCTTATAGCTCTCTACTCCGTTTCCGAAAGAAAAACAATTAAAGAAAGCGGTATCTATTATTGCGGGTTGAACGGCTGTCTGAGTCTGTACATTCCCATCATGATATCCTGAGGCATCAATAGAGTACGATTCAGATGACTCATACCATACATCAGGCAAAGCATCTACAGGCTCTGTTTCAAAAACGATAGTATTCTCTGCTCTTATAACAGTAATAGTGCTCTTAAGGCATGACTTTTTCTTATTATTAGACCCACAAGCTCTAGTACCTGTAATAGCTAACCTTATTTCAAAAGTAGCCGGATTCATATACCACCTATAGTAGTTAGTGTTTAATGCGGGTGTGATGCCATAGAAGTCCGTAGTAGGAACCGTTGAGGTAACGGTGGCTGTAGGAGTCATATATTCATTCTCAATATCATCTCCATCCCCTCCTACAAATGCGTCTCCGTCATTAATAGTCTCCCCTATATTATCCCCATTCCACCAATCAATTATATTTCCATAAGTAGAACTAGATATATATGTTTCATCAAATTTATATGTTCTTCTTTCACAAGCTCCATCTCCATTTCCGGTTCCTTTTCTTTCAAAATCAAATTCAAGACGTATACTACTACCCACAGGGATATTATTAATAGGATACTGTCCGGAGGAGTTAGGTACAGAAGTATTATAAGAGAAGTTGTTAGCAGATTTAACATAATCAGGCTCCCAATCTGAACCATTACCGTAAGAACATGCCTTTGGTTGCACTGAAACAAGCGCAGAGTTTTCTGTTAAAGAGCTATTAAATGCAGAGCTTCTTATCTGCATATATACTCCTTGAGGGACTGAAATATCTGCACCTGTAGAGTCTGTAGGTACAATAAAATCTTGTTCTTGAGCTTTTTTCTCAAGGACAGTTGCATATGTGCACTTACTTAAAGCTCCGTCTACATCTCTTTTTACAATAAGCCTATCTCCCTCCTCTACTTTAGCAGCATTCTCTCCTTGAAGTAAGAAGTAATCAGTTGCCGTTACTGTATCATAGAAGAATAGACTTGTATAAACTGTATTGTATGACGTTTCATCAGGTTTAATAACAAACTTATATCGCTTGGCGAAATAAGGAGCTACTTGCGTTGTTGGTATAGTAACCTTAATGTGATTTTTATCAGCAGAGTTACTGCAACCAAAATGGACGGTGTTATCACGGCTTACTAAAGCTGTAGTGGCACGATTGAACTCATCCATATACACTATGCCTATTTCATACCCTCGGTTGCTGTGAAGGCTCCTAGGGCTCCCAAGAGCTGAAAAGGTAATTGAGATAGGGCTGACTTCATAGTACTCAAATATATATATATTAGGAGTTGCAACATCAGAAACAAACATCATAGCAGGAAATTGAAAGCTAATAACGTTACTTCCATTTACATGGGTAGTTAGAACAGGTTCATCAAAATCAGTTATACCACTTGCATACTTATACATCGGAGTTGGGATTCCTCCCTGCAAACTTTCAGGTATAGTACAATTGAAAAGGTCTGTTAAAGTAATCCCATCACAAGAAGTATCTCCTGATGCAGCATATACAGGAAGTATTTCTCCTGCAAGACCTATCTTAGATTGGAAGTCAACGCTTGCAAAGAGTTCAGATACCGAGTTATAATCTTGAGTAAGGGTATACAGAAAGTTTAACAGCCTGTCTGTAGAAACTTCAGTAGGAGAGTTTGTAACGCCACTTGCATTTGCAAAACTAGAATGAGTAAAAGAAAGTGAAAGGTCTATAGTAGCTCCCGTTTTCAAACTACCCACTGCGTTGGTAAGGTCAAGATTTAACTTTGAGTTGTTTATATCCTGAATAGAAGCCCAAGTATACTGAGAAGTTGAGCGTGTATAACCAAGTTCTTCAAATCCAATCGGGACACTAATAGGGTCTGTACGATAGTTAAATTGAGTGGGAGAGCCATTTCTCTTTAAATCCCATCCATCTACATAGTTTCCGTACATAAGCCTGTTACCCATAACGGTTTGCGCTTTAGCTAAAAGAGGGACGTTATCATACAGTCGGAGTATCTCAGAAGAAGGGAGTACAGTAAATATTTTGCTGTTAGAAAATAAAACTGTATCAAATTCATTACTCGGAACACCATCATTCGCTTTATCTATCTTCTCGATAACTTTGATAATATCACTAGTCATCTCCTTAAATAGAAGGTCTATACCAACTACTAAAGGACCTCCGGTTCGATAGGTTATTTGGCAAGCATTTGTAGAGTTTACCATTCCTTCATTTAAGTAAGACTCGTTGCTTAAATAATATTGGTCAGGCACAAAAGAAGGGGCAGAAAACTGTGATATAGCAGAGTACTCATTGTCCTCATATTTATACCTATACGCAAAAGAAAGAAGGCGGTCTTCTAAAAAGTTATCTTCTCCTTGGATATTAACAGTAACGATAGTAGGTGCATCAATAGGAGGTGCTTTTATAACAAGGATATCCTCAGCAGAGAACATATCTGTGTCTACTCCACTTGTAGGGTTACCGTAGTTTTTATTAATGTTTATCCTGCGTGGTTGGTTTAAATCGTCAGTGAAAAATAACAGGTTGTCTATTAAATTAATCCCTGTAATAAGATATGTCTTAGAGAAATTAAGAGTAGTGTTAACACCTCCTCCATCGTCAATACTAATAATGTGATAGGTAAGTGTTAAAGTTGTGGTATTGTAAGAAACAATAAGGTCTAACTTTCCTGTAGCTCCTACAGGAAAACTTTCATCATGGATAAACCAATACATAGTCTCCTGCTCTCCGTCAGCATAAGCTCCTATACACGTAGCGTCATCGCTTAAAACTGTTCCGTCTATATACTCAAGAGTAGTGAGTCTGTCATTACCCTTAGAGTTTTCTACAGACCCAACTTCCGAAGCCTCAGTAGAACCAAGTCGGATATTTAAAGCATCAATATATTCTCCGTCCGGGACAAGTCTCTCATCCACGACTTTGTTCATGCGACCCGCAATGAAATTCCTTATAGTATTTGCCATATTACTTTAACCATTTGTCTTTGCCTCGCATGTTCATTAACAAACGGCCCGGATGAATATTACTTAGACGAATTTTAGCATTGCGAAGTAACGCAGCTTTCTCTTTGCGTGCTCGCGATACAACATACTCCTGAACACCTAACTTAGAGTTAAGGATAGAATAACGGATATAAGCATATACAAATTCCTCAAACAGTTTGTTAACAGTTACACTAGCGTCATTACCATTTTCCATACCATCAGATACATACTCAAGCGTTACCAATTTATCATTCATGCCTGAACTAAAATTAATTACACCTCCCTTTTTATCTATAGAAAAAGTAGGGTTAACATTTGCAGTTTCAGTATTTAATCCAAAATGCCCACCTATTCCATAAGAGAAATACCAATTTCCTTCAAACTCCCATCCTTCAACTCCATTATAAGGGTTGTTAGCATTTAGGTATATACTTCTTTTACTCCCTATAATACGCTGATAAGACATATCAGAGAACTCAGGCTTTAAGACATTTCCGTTTTGGTCAAATAAAATCTTTGCAGCATTGTCCTGTATATATGCACTACTCCAATTTGTTTGGACATTCTCACTTAAAGGAAATAGCGTACCGTTCTCATATAAAGAAATGCGAACCCAATTAACGTAGTCCTGAGGGAGGATATACCTCAAAGCCTCACCTACAGATAGCTCAAGGATTTTAATCTCTTTAAAGGCATCGTAATTGAGCTCCATGATAGCTCTCTTAGCATGGAAGAGAACTTTAAATCTGTCTTCGTTATTTACAAGAGAGTGGTTTCCACTGTAAATTAACATAAAGTTGTTTACGATATCAGAGAGAGAGACAAATTGATACGACCCCCAATTTGCATTAGCAGGTGTAGCACCTTCATTCTCGTAATAATTATAATCTGTGATATACGGCATTATGCTTGTTGTTGAAGGTTTTTAGTTTCTTCAGCTTGTGCGTATGTATACACATCCATCTCTCGAATAGATATACCGCACATCTGTAGAATTAAATTTACTAACTGTGGTTCATCATCAATAGGAATCTCAAAGTCTTGGAAGTCAGCTTGACTATCGTTAAACACAGGTTCTCCTCCTGTAATTACAGAGTATGTCCAATTTGGGTCAAAAGGATAACGGATATATTGCGCTTCTACTTGATTATCTTCATTAATAGTAGCAGGGAAAACAGTTAAAAGATTACCCTCAATAGTATAAGCAGGGAAAGCTGTAGTAGGAGCTAGTAACATAGAGTTATTCAGCATAGTAATTTTACTATGTGTAACAGCCTCTGCTTCTCCTGTAAATACCGCAGGAGTTGCATCTGTAAAACATAAGACTTTGTTTAAAAGGTAGAAGTCATCTGAAGTAGTTGCTATAGAAGGAAGGTTATATACATTAGCTCCCGCAGTAACAATAGACAAGTTATTTGTAACAGAGAAGATATCTATAGACTCTGAGATACCTTTAGAGGCATCGGCATACTCAGTGCCTGACCTACGTGCATTTTCTTTGTTTAAAGCGTTATTATAGTCTGAGAAATAGTTCTCAAAAATTGTAAGCTGTGCTTGTTTAGCAAACAAGTTAAAGTCTGCCGGAGATATATACCCATAATTATTCTTATTGAGTACGGACAACACTGTGTTTCTAACGGAATTTATCATGAGTAAACCTTTCCTCAAAGATAGACAAAAAAAAAGAGCCACTAATAGCAGCTCCTTTCTAATATGTATTGTCAATAAGTACTATGCAAATGCAGTAACTATTACATCATCAACCTCTTCTCCCATAGGGACAGCTACATCCCATACAGGTCGTGTCCAACTTGTTTGAGCAGCTTGTACACATGCAGCTTGGATAGCTGAAACCATGGCAAAAGTAAAATCATCGGTGTTAGTAACAGAGTAGTGATAGGTAGCGTCATCAGAGCTATAGATTTTAACCTCACCTGCGCTTGCAAGTTCAACGAATAATCCTTGGCCTACAGGTATTAGCGCTTGCTTAGAAGCGCCTATTTTTATACGAATATATTTTATCATGGGAATACAGTTAATGCGATTGAAGATATCTCTGCTCCTGAAGGTATTTGAACTTCAACTTCAGAGTTTTGCCAAGTAGTTGCAGAAGCTCTTTCTAAAGCTGTGTTAATATTTACAAGCAATACTGCGGTTGCTGTATTGTCTTGTGTACTTACTATTTTATAGTGATATAAAAAAGCATTTTGGTTGTAGAGTCTTAGCTCAAGAACTCCATCCACTGCAATTTTATCCGCAAATAAGCCACTCCCTACGGGAACGTTATGAACACCTGCGGCAGTGTTAAATTTAAGGTACTTTTGCATCTTTAAAAAATTAGATGATTAATAAAAACCAAATATACGCATAAAAAAAGGGACGCAATTTGCGTCCCCTTTAAACAGTATTGACCGAAATATATTGGCCTTTAAGTATTAAGCTACTATAAAGATAAGACTTTATAGGTATGTTTCCAACATCTTTAAAGCTTCAACACCATCATCAGTAATAAAGTATGACTCACATGCAGACAAAGACTCTTCTCCGAAAGGAATTGTAATCATTCTTTTCTTAGTCTGAGATGTATTAAACCATACCTCAGATTTATTACGTCGGTGAGTTAAAAGAGATTTGTTAAAGAAATTTTGGATATTCGACTGCAACTTTAGATGCGGGTCATTAACAATTTCTAAAAACCTCTGTGGGTCATGGCGAGCCTGAATTAAAAGGTCTCTACGTAACTCAGCTGTAGTTAATGTAGATGGGTCTATACCATACATTACACGAGCTACATTTTCTGATTGCTCAATGCTTAATGCACGGCACTCAATTAAAGCATCTACTTCATAGTTTAAAGTTTCCATCTCTTCTGCGGCATCGCGTTCAAGATTGATTTCTGAGAACCTTCTTCCATTTAAAGGATGAAGATGCATAAACTTCTGTAAAGCAGGATTATTTTTAGGTACTTGTAGCATGCCATCAATAAAAACAATAGGTTCCACTACTACGTGGCCGTCTTGCTCATCTACATAAATAGATTGTTGATTTGCTGCATAACGTATCTCTCGGTTTTCACCTTTGTCTTCATCAAATTGAAGCATAGGTTGTCTTTTGTTTCCTCCGGGACTAATATAAGTAGAGAGGGGTGCCGCATTATTCGCTAGTTTGTACGAACGGTCTTTTAAAACGGGTTTGTTCTTCATAAGGATTAAATTAAAATTAAGAAAAAATAAAAGGGCGAGGGAGTATCCCCCGCCCCATTATCATATATATATTATTGCTCGAAGATAAAGAAGTTATTCGCTCCTAAAGTGCATACTGCACGCTCAGAAAGGAAGTGAACCTCCATAGCATCAAGGCTGCTTGTAGCAGCACCTCCGGCAGAACCTGTAATCCAAGTCTTGTAACGACGGTCTTCAGTCTCAGACGCACGGTAACGTACATGTAAGAATGGACGCTTCGCGTTTCTTCCTAGGATTTGGTCATACACAGAAGTTGAACCTGCAGGGACTAAGAGACCGTCAACGGTTCCGCTTCCTGCTGCTCCATTCAATCCTCCACGCATAGTTGGGTCGTTGAGGTATTTCCAATCAGACTTGTAGAAGTCATATCCACGACGGAATCCTGTGAATCCGAGGTTTAATGCCATCTCCTTATCGTTATCGAATAGACCATATGAAGTACCACCTGCTCCGTAAGAGTTTTGTGCAGCTAACATATCGTCAATTTGGAATCCGAAGTTACGGTTAACAAAGACAACGTTCTCTTCAATAGCTCCTTGCTTGTCAAGTCTGCTTATGATAGAATCCCATCCTGCTAAATCTACCGGAGGGCCTCCTGTCCAAACGTTTCCACGGTCATTTACCACGTAGAATACACCGTCAGAACCTTTGTTACCCATAGAGGCATTAGTACCTGCCGTAGCTACACCTGAACCATCTTCTGCAGGAACGGCTTCAATCATCGCAGTCTCCAAGTAATCGTCGAAACGAAGACGAGTCTCATGCTCAGATTTTAGATACCATAGATATCCGTCAGCTCCATTCTCTGTACTTACTTCAACCCATCCAATCTGTGCCATATCAGAACCTGATACTGCATACTTGTCTTTAATGATAATAGGTGAGTTATTGAAGAAGATGTCGTCAGCTTCTAAAGAACCTTCCATTCCATCTGTTCCTTTTCTAAATTCAGAACCGTAGATAAAGATAGTGAACTTTGTAGCTGCTGCAGCGTTAATTAAACCTGCTGCTGAATAATAAGCAACTTTTATTTGGTTTGCATTTAACCCATCGGCAATACCTGAAGCTGTTACAATACCCTTAATAGAATCAGGGGCAGAAGCGGCATCATTAGACTGAATAAAAACAGTCTGACCTTTACGAATAGCTTGCTGAGTAACTGTTGCAGGTGCAACACCTAAAGCAGGTACCTGAGTATCGTTAATAGTAAATGTGTTTTCCGATTGAGCAGCTGCATTTTGAGCTGTAGTACAGTCAACATATTTGATATGTAAACGTCCTTGTTCTGCCCACTCGATGCGGTCAGAGTTAGAAGGCATCTCAGCTCCTACCATACGTAGGAAAGAAGCGAGTGTTCGGTTACCGTAACGCTCAAATTCTTTCTCATATG